TGCATTTGGTATACCCAAACCATTGTTTACCGATATCCTGCCGCAAACGACGCCGTAATCGGAACATAAAGACGTGTAGACATCTTGTTGGCTGAATTTTAAAGACAAAATTTCGAGTAAATCGTAATCCTGCTTCAATTCAACTGTTACCAATTGATCTTCCCCAATATTTGTTGAAATTCTATGTGATTGCATCATTCTTATAATAAATAGAAACTAAGTGATTTTCTATTATTATAAAGAAAAAACATTTTAATATGTAGTCGTACCGAGAGATTTAGTTCTAACCATAATATCTACATTTGGGAACCTAATTTGAAATATTTGATTTGATTTCATGAATACTGTCATATCAGATTGTAAAATTTCCTTTGTGGTATTATCCTTATATGATTGTGACACTTGAGAACTTGAATATTGTTCACCTATTTTATTATAAACACGAATATCAATTACGTTTACTACTCCTGCAACATTACCAATTGTTTTAGATAAGTCCCCCACAAATAATGGATCTCCCATTTTTCTTTTTTCAATTGCAAAAAAATCTGTTGTTCCGTCAATAACCGCCCTTATAATATCAGTTGGGTTCGTATTTTTGTCAATGTGTAAGTCAATTTGTAATGATAAATCGATTACTTCTCCGCTTTGAATGTCGATATAATCGTTTATCATTCTATATTCGGAAAGGTAATTTAAAATATTATTTTTCAATGTGTTAGAAACGGTGTCGGTTAATTTACCATTCTGATCGTAAGATAATATTTTGATTCTAACCTTATTATCTTCTTCCATAACATTCACTTTTGCAGGTGCGCCATATGTTGATGGCATAGTTTCCACTAAAGATTTATAGTCATTTAAAGTTACCGCTCGTTTTTGCGCGGAAAAATTGTATGAAACCATATTTCTTATTTCTTCAATAGTTGGTTGATCTGCACCTCCAACAGCAGGTGTAACATTAGAAACTCTAAGTGAATCTGATACTTGTGAGTTGTATGTAGTATTCGGTCCGTTTATGTTAAATTCTATATTATCAACACTACTAATAACGTTAACCCCTAAATTTGAATTTTTACCACCTCCAATTCTATACTTGATAAACAAAGTGGTTCCTGCTTTTGGTACTGCACCTAATGACATATTGTTTAAATATGTTGCTAAATTAACCTTTAAATCACCTGTCATGTAATTATCCAAATTACTTAATGGATCAACAGTGCCCGCACCAAATGTTACAGCAAAATACCCCTCTGGTGTTATTTCAGAATAGAATTTATTGTTAACATTTACATATGCACCTGCTTTAAAATTATCTTTGTCCGACACAGCAGTCGGATCCGCAACAAAAACTTTGTTTTGAATTAAAGAATCCACCTCATACCATTTATTAGCAATTGACGCAAATTCTGTAGATGTTGGGTTGCTAGTGAAACTTGTACCATCTTTATGGATTACAGATACAACACCTAAAACATTTTGTTCTGGTAAATATAATTTAAGGAATGGTCTCTGATCTAACTCTGTGATTACCCTCTTATAAACTCTTGTAACGCCGTTTACCACAGGTTCTCTTTTAGTTATTGTATAAGATATCAAAGTATTATTCGTGTCAAAATTTGGTATCTTTAGTCTATTTGGTTCACCTCTATCGTTAAACGGATCTGAAAAATCAATATCATTTATTGATTCAAATGTCTGTCCACCACCTGAAATTTGTGCACCTAAACGTAAAATTCCCAAATATCTTTCATCTTCTTTATCCCCTCTAACTGGTACGTTAATTGAAAAGTCAGCCAACGCAACTGAGGGTCTATTACCTGGTATTTTAATACCATATGTTTTAGCAATATGAAATAAAGATTGTCTTTGTTGAGCAAAATCTAACATTGTTTCTTGCCAAACCCTATCAATGTGGAAATGAAGGTTATCCGCTACGGCAGCGTTCAAATCCAACATTACTGAAAATATTGAAGCGTCGTTTGTATTCTTAATTAAGTCGGGATAGTATTCAGATGTTAGATTAACTAATTCTTGTCTTAAACTCGCAAAATCCCTTGTTGCGTATGATATTTTTTTACTCATTTTAAATGTTTAATATTATAAAATCTGAAGTTGCGAACGCACCGTTATCTACGGTATAGCTTATTTTCACTACTGCGGTGTATGGTTTATTTGCATGATCGCTTACTCTAAAAAGTCTTTCGTCTTCGTTCTCTTGTAAACTTCTTGTCTCATCCGGATCGTCCTCCGCTGACATAACATCAATCTTATTTATTTCTAAATTTGGTATATATTTTTTAACGACGTCTCTTATTTCCTCTTCAATTAAATTAAAAGTAACCGCGTCATTCTGATCGAATATAAATTGATATAGTCTTGTACCAAAATCAGGTAAAAAATAACGACTACCTTTTTTAGTCAATAAAAGATGTATAAGATTTGCTCTTATTTCTCTTTCGGGGGTAGCCGTCATTTTAACGAACTTACCTTCTAAACTGTCTCTAAATGGAAAATCTACTCCGTATGTTACTGCCATATTCTATAAATATAAACAATACGAAAATGGTTATGTATCTATTTTAAACAAAAAAGTCAGAACTTATGTCCTGACTTTCTATTTTTAGTTACTTAAATGTTCATTTAAAATACCCGAGTATTTTGATTTACTTGATAAACCCGTAATTCGACTAACTTCTACACCATCTTTTATAATTATTACAGTGGGTACAGATCTAATTTCATATTTTGTTGCTTCCTCAAATTCATCATCAACATCGTATTCAGTGAACAACACATTTTCATATTGTGACTTAATTTCACTTAATATTGGAGCTAAAGCTCTACAGGGTCCGCACCATGTCGCACCAAATTTTTTAAATTCTATCATTTTTGTTTTTTTTAATAAATATCCAATTTATGCTTCACAGCTCACACAATCTGGGTTCATTGCTTGTTGCGCAATATCGCCCCTTAATACCGATTCAGTTCTCATATAATACAAAGTCTTAACACCTTGCTTCCACGCTTCCAAGTGAACTTGATTTATCCATTTTGGATCAGCTATTGCGGGAAAAGCTAAATTTAATGAAACTGCTTGATCGATATATTGTTGTCTTATACCCGCTTGTCTAATTAAATCTAATTGATTTATTTCTTTAAATGTTTTAAACACATCTCTAATTGGAACCATTTTGTATTTATTTGTTTCTTCAACTTCTTTAACTTCAACCACTTTTGAATCCACAAAACAATAATCATCTAAAAAATCTAAACCCAATACTGAACCTCCATCAGATAAAATCTGATCCCAAACTTCTTTAGTATTTTTACCTATCTTACGTAATACTCTCTCTAATTCAGGATTTTTACGAATGAACGTACCTTTTGATGTTTGTTCGGTAAACACATTTGCTGCCCATGGTTCGATACCACTACTTACGTTACCACTTAATTTAGAATTTGATACCGTAGGTGCAACCGCTCTTAAATGTGTATTTCTCATACCGAAATCTTTACACCATAGTGGTTCTCCTAAATCTTTAGCCATATCTCTACTCGCTCTTTCAGATTCAATTTTAATTTGTGAAAATATTTTACGAGTTTCAAATTGTGCAGGTAATCCTTCAAATGGAATTCCTTTTTGTTGTAAGTATGTGTGCCATCCTAATACTCCTAAACCTAATGCTCTACCTCTTTCTGCCGAACGAACAGCATTTTCAAATCCTCTCATGTTCTTTGCTCTTTGAATAAATTCTTCCAATACGCCATCTAAAAATTGAGTTGATGTGTAGACTAAATCTGTATCTTTCCACTCGTCATATTTTGCTAAATTTAGAGAACTTAAACAACAAACAAATGAATGTTGTTCATCAGTATGTAAAACAATTTCAGAACAGATGTTAGTCATGTGAACTTTCAATCCATTCTTCTTATACATTTCAGGATTTGCTTTGTTTACATTACCCTTGAACATAATATAAGGTTCTCCTGTTGCTTTTCTTTTCTGTAACAACTTGCCCCACTTTCTACGAGCTTCGCTATCGCCCTCTTCTAACTTCTTCATAAACTTATCACTAACCACAACACATTGATGTAGATTTAATGATTGGCGATTTACATCACCTTTTGGTTCTCTAACTTCTAAGAAGTCTTCAAAGTCTTTGTGTTCAATTTTAATATTAACCGATGCGGCACCTCTACGAACTGAACCTTGATTTGTTGCAAGGATGGTTGAGTCATAAATTTTAATAAATGGCACAACACCGTCTGATGTTCCGTTACCTGTTATTTT